GTAAACTCCTTGTTCTTCATTGCTTTCACAAGGTCATCTAGTTTGATATCTGCAATATCACATAGGATATCTACATCGATCTCACCAGCAGCTGCATGTCTTTGACACTCATTAATCAGACGACGCCAGTCAGGGCTATAACGCATGACCAACTTACCAATGACATCTTTGTTGAAGGTGACATCATTCTCTTTAAGGATCTTCATCATACGCAAGAAGAACTTGCCCTGAATCTCTTGCTTATCCTCATGTTTGATTCTAAAGTCTACTACAGTACATCGAGAATGTAGTGGCTCAATAATCTTATTAGGGAAGTTGCAAGTAAAGATGAACCTACAGTTGCTATGGAACTCTTCGATAGCGGTCCTCAACGACAGTTGAACGTCGTTGGTGGTGTTGTCTGCCTCATCGATAATAACGACCTTGTGGGCGCTGCTAGAGGACAGAGAGACAGTGCTAGCAAATGTACGCACCTTCTGTCGGATGGTGTCTAGGAAGCGACCCTCGTCACTACCATTGATAACGATGTATGAGGCACCAATCTCCTCACACAATGCTTTCGCAACCGTGGTCTTGCCAATACCTGCACTACCAGGGAGTAACAGGTTAGGGAGTTCACCCTGTTCGACAAAACCTTTGAACACGTTGAGAATGCTCGCAGGAAGAATACAATCATCAATTGTATGAGGACGATACTCTTCCACCCATAAAAATTTCTTGTTCATCAAGGTTCAAGTGCAATAAAATACTTCAAGTCAAGACGTTGATGCCTCCACATGCTTACTAGTTTCTCGGAAACTTCTACATGATAATCACCGTTGTGAAGTCGGAGGTTATCCATCTTCATACAAAGATTATGAACGCCTGTAGAGTTACCAGTGACAGTCTGCTCGTATACATTGCTAGTAGCATCCTCTTTGTTGAAGAGTTTGATTGCGATGTTACGATCATCATCAGAAGTGAATGATAGATCGGGGAGACTGTATACCGTGCTAGCAGTCTTCAAAGCTTTGATGTCTTCAGCAGAAATATTAAACTCAATATCAGCGCCAGGGAATTTGACATTCTTTTCTGGTGCTGCCTTGAGAGTAATCTCTGGGTTAGAGAAATAGTAACGTGCCTTGCGACCGTTACCAATGATGTTGACATGCTGCTCGGCAAACTCCAGAACAGGAGAATCAAACAAACTCATGCCAGTCAAAAATTCTGACAGATCATAGATACCAAAGCTCTGTGGAAAAGTCTCTTCACAGTTGAACTCTGCAATAGAGTTCTCACCCACGCTAATAGTCTTCAGAGTATTACCCTCACGAATCATGATAGAACTATTGATTGTAGCAAAGTTCTTCAGGATTGCGTGAGTGTCATTAGATAAAATCAATTTGCTCATTGTGGATAAGATTCGATGACGTTAGATTTGTCGGAGAAATGAAGTAAGAGAAGACCGTAGTGAAGAATCTTGATGATGTCACGACGGGCAGTGCCTTTACGATCATAGCGGGAAGCATACTTCAGGATGTTGCTGCGACAGAATGCTTCAGCATCCCCACATGCTTCAATCAGATCTAACGTTTGAATGCTGTCGTTACCAGCAGAATAGTGTTGTCCATAGGTTCCTGAAATGTAATCACGTAGCTCTTTCAGAAGAGCGTCTTCATTATATTTGGTCATGCTTGGTAGATGCACCTCAATTTAGTATGATAGCATCCATATAAGGATACGTCAAGTGGTCTAGTCTGTGTAGTCTGCATTCTCATCAATTTTGTCATAGAGTTCAATGAATGATGTTTTAGTTTCTTCATCAAAACGATTGGTACAAACTTGGATAGATTTCATACGCTTACCAAAGATCTTGTAGGCTTGTACAATGTGGACCAGGCGACGGGTGCTGATCACCTCATCAATACCACCGTCCTTGAAAGTCTTACGGATGATGTCTGCCCAGTCTACTAGTTTTTCAACAAACTGTCCATCATCACAGAGTTTCAAAAGAATCTTGGTCTCAACAGCAGGAGTAGGATACTCTTGCTCGAAGGTGACACAGAAACGCTCAAGGAATGCTTCATTCAATACGTTAGTACCAATAAAACGACCGTCATCAGAACCCTTACCCTTGGTGTTGGCGGTAGCAAGAACGGTAAATCCTTCTGTAGGTTGAACAAACTTACCAATCTTCTTCAAGAAGATACCCTTACCCTCAAGAATAGATTGGAGACAAAGGATTTTATTGGATGCCAAATCGATTTCATCCAGAAGGAGAACAGCACCACGCTCAAGAGCTTCAATGACAGGACCATTGTGCCAGACAGTATTACCATCAACCAGACGGAAACCGCCAATAAGATCATCTTCATCAGTTTCTACTGTGATGTTAACACGGATGAGTTCTCTACCAAGTTGGGCACATGCTTGTTCAACACCAAACGTTTTGCCATTACCAGAGAGACCCGTGATAAATGTAGGATAAAAAATACGGGACTTAATAATCTTTTTGATATCAGCAAAATCACCAAACTGGATGAAGGAATCATCTTTTTCAGGAATAAGATTTAGTTCAATAGCAGGTTGTGCAGTAGGTGCCTGATAGGTTTGCTCTAGTTGCTCGGCAGTGAGACTCCACTTACCGTAACTAACTTTGTACTTCTCAAGACGTTTGCAGATGGTAGGATAGGAAACACCAAATTGATCCGCAGCTTTAAGAACTGCTTGACTATCAAACTCATTGCCATAGTTGTCAGAGAAAAACTGCTGAAGTGCGTTGGGATCGATGTTAGCGGAACGAGGCATTGTCTTTTTTGTTGATGGATTAATTATACGGCAGGATACCCCCAAGACTAGGGGGCAATGGACAGTTTGTTAAGCGACCATATCGACAAAGGAAGAAAGGATTTTCTTGTTCGTGGTCTTTGCTTTTAGCATACTCTTAAATGCTTTAGCAATCTGTGCTTTGCTAGCATCATCATCAACTTCAAAGTCAGATGATTTATTGAGTGAAGTGGTTGCAATCAAGTACAAGGAATTGTATCCAAGTTGTTTGTTAAACACATAGGATTTATCTTTCCTCCATTTTTTAAGAACATCATCAGCAGGTTGATTGTATGTATTCCGATAAAGGAAAGAAAAATCATTACCAGTTAAGATCCTGAATCCAAGGAAGTTTACTTCAGGAAAGTTATGACATAAGTTCTCAAGCAAAATGGTAGTAATACAATCATTGTAATTGGAGCTACATCTTCTATAGACATTACCAGTCTTACGATCACGAAGACGAACATCGCCATCAACAGCACGTTGACCCCAGTAAGTATACTCACTACCAGCACCAATAGTAACATTGTAGCTGATATTGTTTGACTCACCATCAGTCAAAATTACAGTGTTGATCTTTTGAACCCCAGTCATTTTTTTAAACATTGGGATGATTTCATGCAACGTAATGATAGATTCGTTGAGAGGTGTACCACTCAAGTCAATACCAGGAGGTGTGGAAACACCATAGGAGTTCATGAAGAACCCAATGCGAAAGATGTTGCGACACTGACGGTCAAAGTTCTTACTGTTTGCACGAGATGACAACAAATTCAGGAGAGAGAATCGTTTATGGAACATGAATTTATTTTCTTCACGAACGCATCTGTCCTGTACTGCATCTGGATCATAGTCATGCTCTTCAGGATCGAGAAAACGATTGTTCCATTCATAAGTGAAAGCATATACCTCAAAAGGAATGTTTACCTTACGACAGAACATTACCAGAGACAACAATTGCTTGATTGTATCTTGCAAATAGTTTGCCATAGATCCAGACCAGTCAAGAATAAAGATCATTCCATGATTTTTACCATCAGGAATTACAGAAACTTTCTTGAATAGATCTTCATTGTACTTGTAAGTGTGAAGTTTGGTACAGTCAAGAACACCAGTACGTGCAGTTGATGTGCGAGCATGAGAGTCTGCTGCTTTCTTACATTCAAACTCTTTGACTAGGTAGTTGACTTCCTTCTGCGAATCTTTTTTAAACAGCTCAAAACTGTTGTCAGCAAATTCTAAAGGATTGTCATAGCGTCTATGATCACGGCAGTTGTAGTGAGCATCAATATGTTTCTGAAGCACTGCCTGATCCACAATAATGTTCTCAAGATTTATCTTGGGAATCTCTACGTACACAGGATCTCTGAAGTATGGAGCAGTTTCAGTTAAGTCCTTTATGTTTTCATCAAAAGCACGTTGTGTTTCAGCAGTATCACCACCAGCACTTCCACCAGCAGCAATATCTCCATCTAACTGTTCACCCTCATCACTATCTTGCTGCACAGGTTGTCCGCTATCAGTTGTTTCATCATTCTCTGGTTTAGACTCTGATGATTCATCAACTTGTTCTTTAGTACCTTGTGCAGACACGGCTGCAGGAGTATCCTCATGCTTTTCTTTTTGAGAATACTCATAAATTTTTTGACAAGCAGCAATTACATCATCAAAAGTCTCACAGTCTTCTACTTCCTTGACCATCACACGCTCTTCATCATTGAAAGGCATGGCAGAGAAAGCACCAATCTTACAGTGAAGATTGATACGGTCGATGAAAGAAATGTTTTCTAGTTCTTCATCATTGACATTAAAGAAGTCATCGTTGTCAAGTTCTTGGTATCCTTTAAAGAAAGCCTTGGACAATCCAGGATACTTTCTCTTCATCAATTTCTCGATACGAGCATCTTCCACCACGTTGACATAATCTTTAGGCACCTTCGCAACCTCCCACCAGTCAATGTTAGGCGTGTAGAGAGCATGTCCTACCTCGTGCCCTACAAGCAGGTCATAGACGCTGTTAGAGGCGTTCCAGAGGGGCAGGGTGAGCACACGAGTCTCTGTATTGAAACATGCAGTAGAGACCTTACGGTGCTCAACGATAAGGTTCTCTGTAGCCAACAGACGAGCGAGGTTACCTTTGATTTCTGCGGTGTTCATCGGTCTCTTGCGGTGATGCATATATTATATACAAAAAAAGAGGGTCCGAAGACCCTCTTATGCCGCTTCAGAAAGTGTCTCCTGCATGATGCTGAAGTTCTTTTCTTTGATTGCGGTGAGTGTTCGGTCGAACTTTCCTTCCAAACTCTCCTTATGACTGATGACAAAGACGTTTGTATTGTCATCAAAGTTGCGTAGGATCCAACCCAGTTCTCCAGTACCATTGTTATCAAGAGATCCATCAAAGATCTCATCCAGGATCAGGATGTTAGTATCCACACTATTCTTAAGTTTAGCAATGCTACGCCAAGTAAGCAGCAGAGCGATATCAATACGAGCTTTCTCTCCTTCCGAGAAAGATTCGTAGGAAAAGATATCCCTGAACCTTGACTTGATGGTTTCTTCAAAACTGTCATTTAGTGCGAAGTTAATATAGAAGTCCATGTTCTGAAGATATTGATTGATGAGTTTATTCATCACTGGCAAATATCTTTTAATGATTCTGGTTTTGATACCATTATCTTTTAAGAGTTTAGATGCTGCTAGCATAGTGTCTCTGTCTTTTTTGATTTCAGATATTTGCTTTTTCAGTTTCAAATATT